CTGGGAAGTGGGTCCGTATTAAATTAACGGATAAGCTATACTTTATGTATTAAGGTATTAAGCATATTTCTATTGCAATATTGAAAATTATCCACTAAATTAACTGTGGATACATTGCAAGTTGCCTAATATTCTCTTCAAATCTATCGTAGATGCTCTTCGAGTGCAGATATAATAGTTCAGTTTTCTTATTAAAGTAAACTGACCTATCAGTGGTTGGAATTTTAAGATTCTTTAGTAAAGGATCCCAATTTCCTCCCCTAATAGTATCTATTATAAATGCCTCTCGATTAGCTCTAAGATAATCTTCTGAGACTAAACCCCATACATGTGTATGTGGTAAAGATTCAGGAAGAGATATAGAATCCTCAAATCCTTCTGAAAACATCAACGAAGTAAGATAAACTGTGTAGTTTTCGGCCATTTGGCCTAAACCATCACTATATTTATCCTTATTAGTTATGTTTTCATTTGAGTCTACAAAAGTAAGCATGATAGAATTGACTAATACATTAAAAGTCTTTTCTTCATCAAGCTTACTAGCGACAACAGGGGAAATCTTTTCCACAAAAGGAATTAATTCCAGTGCCGAGGCTTTCTTCTGTAATATGGACATTACTGTCCATGTCTTTCTTACTAAGTCTGTCCATTTCGCTCTTAAGCGTCTTGGATACCCTTGGTAAGAAAGTAACTCATCGAAGGATTTAATACATTCAGAAGCCGAAAACCATCCTTTACTAACACCATTATCTAGGACCTGAACTTGACCAGTTAAACGGTTTCGTTCAGACCATAGTCCTGATATTGGAAAAGGACTTACATCATGACCATTCCAATGATATCGCTTTGCGAATTCAAAGAAATGTCCACTGATGTGTGTTTTCTCTTTCGACCAGTGAATCCCAAGGGTTCTAATTAGTCGACAATACTCTAATGCAACAAGGCGGTTTCCTATTACTAGGTCATCACCTAACATTGCATATGGTAGTGTCTTCCAATTAACACCTTTGTTTTTACAAGCTTTCCACACTACAAAATGGTGTGAAAGTGTTGTAGAATTCCAGGAACTATAAGCACCCATAGGGTTACCTACTGAATAACAGATTTCTCTGTTATCAACAGTTAACTTTTGGGTCATTATTATTTCCCAAGCTTCGGCCTTTTCAGGTCCGATTCTTGATGATAATAAATCCTTATTTATACGAATAGGGAATCTATCGGTAAAGGCCGTAAGGTCAATACTGTAGAAAACCTCCGCATTTGATAAGGAGCTCATAAATCCGGTCTGATCAAAAGTAAAATCTTGAGGGATTTTCTTTAACGCCTTGAATAAATATTTATGTAAAGGTATTAAAGAAGTCTGAGAAAAGTAGTCAAATATTGCTACTTCTCGGGTTTTCCCTTCTTTATCGGAAAAGTAGGATAATTTCCTTACTTTACCTTTAAAGACAGGAATAATTCTAGTTAAGAACGTATTATTGATATATTTTAATAATAGATCAATATAACTTTCTAACTTAGAACCTCCTAATACTTTAATACTATGTAATAAAGTATTAGGAATTGAATAAAGATCTGCCAAAGAAAACATAAGTGCTTGGCCATTTGGGCCAGCATTTGTTGTTTTATGGTAGTTCTTAAATTCAATACTCCTACAAGGTTTTAGCTTCTTCGAATATCCTAAAGTATACCAAAATGAATCAAAATCTTTCTCAGTAAATGGGTACTCCTTCAACTCTGAAGGGCCCTCTATTGAGTTAAATGATGGTTCAGGTTTGGTTCTAAAGCCTCTACTTATTGAGTAAATAGTTAAGAGTAGCTTTATAAAAGGTACACTTAATTCTTTACTTGATAGTATTGACCTTAGATCTTTAGGTATTCGATGAAGATCATTAGAGAAATCAAGTTTATTATTTTTACTTAACAAGTAAAATAATAATGCTCTTCGTTCTTTACAGAAACGAATAGCCTCTTTAGGTCCTCTTGACATAAAAATCTTGAAGATCTTAAGAACTTGATCCTTGATACTAAAGGATAGCTTGGTACCAGGTAATACCTGGTTCTCAAGCCATTTTAAAACAGCAAGAGTAAAACGTTTATATTTATTTATATACTTTTTATTCATTACTGTTAAAATGGGTTATTTGGCCATACATTTCTGAATGACCCCATGAGTTACCAAATCTCATGGTGTATCCTATTTTGGATAACCAAAATTTGGACCTGGTAATACCAGGCAT